AAAAGTATTAACAGGTGAAGATATACTCAGAGAAAGAGCCATGAAACATGAAGAAGAAAGAATAAAGAATATACCACAACATGATAATACATTAACTATACAAGATATCGCCAACAGAAAAAGAATAAAACAAAAAAGACCTATAATTGAAAAAAAATCTATAAAGTTTGCAAAACAAAAAGTTAAAAGAGAAGATCTCGTATTTGCTGAAATGAAGTATGAACCTATTACAAAGAAAATACCAGAATCAAAAAAAAGTACATTAAAAGTCTCTGATATTAAAAAAAGATTCAAAGGTGTAAAAGATACTACACCTATACATAGAATTGTTCCCAATGCTGATGTTAGTCATTTCTTTAGAAAAAAAAGAGGTGAATATCCTTAATAAAATTTAGTGATAGTGGCTATATCGCAAGTAAAATCAACACTTGCTTCTGTTGTAGAATAAGTTACAGATAAAGTATTATCAATATCTGTTCTAAAGGTTGTATTATTTACATTATTGATACCTGTTCCTTTTTTAAGATTATTTGTATTATAGTAGTCAAAAGAACCATTTGTAACTATAGATGCAACACCAGCACTACCTGTTGTACGAATAGCGAAGTCTATTTCTAATTCAAAATATCGATTAGTTAAATTAGTATCAGTTATAGTAATAGGAATATTTACAAACTCCGCTTCGTTTACTGTATTATAATTAGACAATACACGAATAGTAAATACATCGTTATTTGTAGCATCGAATTCCCCACCAATTTTAAGACTATACAAAGAACCAGCACTAAAACCATCATTTGCTGGTATTGTTTTAGATCCATATTCTGTTCCTGTTAATATATCTGTTTCTGCAGTTGCTCCAGAATAATTATTACTTGTTGGATTACTATACACTCCACCTGAAGGTTGTATTCCATTGATAAGTTCTAATCCTATTATTGAATTACCATCAAGATTTAAATCTGTATTTGCTCCTAATTTAATTTCAGTAGCTGGGGCGTTAGCACTTATTGTATCTGTATTCAAATCAGTAGTTGTGACATTCAAACAATTTTCTATAACATTATTATTCAAATCTAAAGTATTTAATACATTTATATCTGGTGTGACGGCTGATGCTATACTGCTTACTTCTAATTGATTACAATTTGTTATGTCATATATCCCACCCATTTCTATATTATCATCAAAAATAACAGCAACACCTGATGTCTTGGCTATTTCATTAGTTTGTAATATATTTACATTTTTAATATTTCTTGTACCCTGTAAATCAAAATTAGCATTTACATCAATGTCATTAGTTTTACCATCTGTACTACTAAATGAAGTTGTTTTAATATTTCCACTTGACAAGATATCATTATTAAATAAATCAATATCGTCATTAAACAAAATTTTACCCGATGTATTAGTCGTGATTGTATCTGTTTTAATATCAGGTGTAATAATATCATTATTTATATCAATAGTATCTACATCTACAATATCGTTTCCACGCATTCGTAAATTGTTTTCTACTTGTATTTCTGTAGAAGGTGCTGTTGTAAAAAGTCTATCAATATATAAATCATTAACATCAAGAATATTATTTTGACTCATATCAAGATTACCTGTCATGGCAACTGATCCATCTTTTAAAACTATATCAGAATCTATAAATGAAGTCTCGGCAACTAACGATCCATCTGTAGCATCATATTTAGCTAATTTTCCTATTTGGACAGGTTCACCTCCTGAATATTCAATACCAGAAGTCCCAGCACCTGCAACCCAACTTACCTCTCCGTTTCCATTAGATGTTAATCTTTGAGATGGTAGTCCATAATCAGGTAAAGATGAGAGGTCAATAATATCTCCATTTTGAGCCTTAAATTTTAAATCTTCAACACTTCCTTGTAATTTTACATCTTCACATTCTATATTGTTTACAAATATATCATACTTTGGTTTTGTTTCTTCAAAGATTAAATGGTTGATACTCATTGTATTATATAGTATATAGATATAATTAATTTATAATTCATGTAATAATTAAATTATAAAAAAGTTATAGTAATATAATAATAATTTTTGTTTTTGTTTTTTGTTTTTTTATTGTATTTAATGGGAAGAAATGAAGGGAATTCCACTGACCCAGTCACCTTCACCTTCATTCGCAGCAATATCTTTATTGAATTCAAAAACAATTCGTTTGCCAACTGCATCAGTGCGAATTCTCCATACAGAAGAAAGGTAGAAATAACTCGCATCAAGGTTAACTCGAACCTCACCAGAAATTTCACCCCCAGCTTTATCAAACTTGGTACTATCAAGATCAGAAATATTGCTATCATGTCCATCATGTCGAGTGTCGTGTCCAGCATGTTTTGCTTCACTAGCAGTATGTTTTTCTTCACTCGCGGTATGTCTGCTGTCAGCCACTGCTTTATCAGATTCTCTTTGTCCATTTACATAGTCAATACCACCTCTCAAATCATTAACGACAGCCTGAACTCCCAAGTTTTCTTGATAATACTCATCATTAGGTTGCATACCATTATTAAGTCCTTCTTCAAATACCTCAACACGTGAAGACAAAGCACCCTCCTCACCTTCGGCTCGGGTTCTTTCCGCTCCAACTTGAGTTTCAACATCGGCAGTCAAATCAGCAAGAGCAGTAGCTGCATTAGCATCATCTGTTGCCTGTTTGCTTTCTTGGTCAGCAATACGAGTAGTTAAAGCATCATCAGCATCTTTTGTGTGATTAGCGATATTTTGAAGAGCTGTTGTTACATCTTCGGCGGTAGTTGTTTTTTGTTCTTGATCATCCCGAAGATAAGCAGGGGGGTTAAAAGCAGGGCTGAACGAAAGTCGATCGTCGTTGTCTGTGGAACCAATTAAATTATTGTGTTTGAAAACCTGACTATCAACTTGAAATAGGTGATCCGCAATTGAACCATCATCAGTAACAATAGGTGGATAATTTGCTCCCGCAGCATCGTATTTCAAAGTTCCATCTCCAGGCCAAGTAGATTGTTTAAATCCAAAAGTGGCTTGTTTGATTTCGGTATCAGCAGTTTCAAAATCTGAACGAATAGTAGCTCTATCGGTGTCCGCTGCAGATTTATCAGAAGCCTGTGTGGCAGTAAGAGTAGCAATAGAAGTATTCAACAAGATATCAGAAGCAGCAAATTCCGTACGAATAGCAGCACGATCAGCTCCAGCAGCAGATATACTATCAGTTGCTGACGTGGAAAGAGCGGAAAGTTGTCCTGATAACAAAGTATCGGCAGCTTTATAATCAGACTCAACAGTATCAAGAGATGCTTGCATAGTATCAAAATCAGCATTGACAGAGTTTTCTAATTCCGTAACCGCATTAGATCGAGCAGTAACTTCAGCATCAATACTAGTCTGAAGAGCAGAATCAGCAGCAAAACGGGCATTGATTTCATCATTAACTGCAACCGTACGAGCGGTTGCTTCAGCATCAATATTAGCCTGAAGAGTAGTATCCGCAGTAGCACGTGCGGTAGCTTCAGCCTCAATATTAGCCTGAAGAGTAGTATCAGCAGTCCCAAACTCTGAACGAATAGCAACTCGGTCGGTTGTAGCAGTCGTAATATCAGATTGGATAGAAGCTAAATCAGCATCAACCTGTGCTTGAGAAGCTTGCTGACTACTAACCTGTGCGTCTAAATCAGTTCGTAGACTTCCAGTTTCCTCCTCACGTTTTTTTTCTTCTTCTTTCAAATGATAATCAAGCCAACTATCAGCTTCGTACAACGAAGTAGCAGTCTGAATGTAATTTTTGGTAGGGTCGGTAACATAAGATCCATTGTGGTCTAAACCAGCTCCAGTTTGAGTAGAGTCAAGTTCAGTTTGAAGATTAGCAGAAACAGACGATGTTTCCAAAGCAGAAACTCGACTATCTAAACCACCTTCAGCTGTTCCAGCACGAGTAGCCTCATCCGTAATCTGTTGCGAAAGAGCAGAAATCTGTTCTACGAGACCACCAGCGGTTCCAGACGCCGTCAAATAATCCTCAAGTTCTTTGAAGGTATCAAGTGCTTCAGAAGCACCACCTGTAAGTTCCGATTTAGCCTGTGCGACTTTAGTGTCAACGTATGCTTTGGTTACTGCATCAAAATCAGTAAAATCAGCTACGATTTTCTGAAGCTGAAGCGAGTAAAGTTCCATCGATCCTAATTGTCCATCATCGTCAAAATTAAGAGAAGTCATATTGTTTGTATTATATATATATACAAGATTTTATTTTTGGGATTGATTATTATATGTATATTATTTTTACAATACTTCAAAAGTAATATAAGAATGTTTTTGTAATTCAAAATTACCTAGGTCATTGTATTCTTTTTTAATATAAAATTTAATATCATCTCCTATATTAGCATCTACAACGAGGTGGTCTAATAATTTATTAAGGACTTCATATTTATCATAGTCTCCATAATGTTCATTATACACTTCCTCATCATTTTTCATAACCTTGATTCTAAATGGTAAATGGGAACTCGCATCTTTATATTTATAATAAAAGCACATATGTATATGTACTAACTGGTCTTCTTCAATAAACTGAAAAGATCCATCACGATGTAAAGGAATATTTATTTCCGTCCATTCGTCATGTTTCCATTCTATTAATATAGGATTTTTGTTTAAGAATATATCTTTTTGAGCTGCCGCAATCGAATTGCTCCACTCTAAAGATCCTTTACCATCTGATACAATACTTGTCCCTGGTACACCTACAGATCCAAGTGAATGAAAATTAATAGTATCTTGATTATTTAATTTTAAACTTAATTTTTCTGTATTAGTATGATTTACATGTAAGTCATATTTAGGTTTGCATTCTTCAAAGATGAGATGATTTATACTCATTGTGTTATATATAATATATGTGAAGATTTAATTTATAGATTGAATATATTTTTTATGTTGGTATACTATATATAATACAAAAAACATGTCTATTAACCATTTAATCGACGTGGATACTAAACCCAAATATGATATATATGTCAATAGTATTGAAGCTGATAGTGTTTTAGCAATTAACAATATGAAAGCTCAGGGCAGAATGACTGCTGATACTTTTAAATTAGCAACAACACAAGAAGTTGCTATTGCTATAGGAGACACTGATCAATATAAGTTTGCTACAAATTTAACTGTTCCCGCAAACCCTTGGTATACTATTAGTCAAATCACGTCTTGTAAGATGACACGTGATAAGTTGCATCTCCACCCAGATAGTGATGCTTTTCGTAAAGTGTTTAATTTTGATATTAATGTTATACTTAATGTGGACTATTCTTTACGTGCTGGATCTACTTCGGCAGCATTAAATTTTATTTGTAATGGATTTTTTAATTTTGTACCAGTTACAACAGAAGGAGCAAGAATAAATAAAATTGTATTTAATCAAGGTAATTTTTCTACTTATTCTGCTACGACACCTTCTGGTGTATTCGGTCAAATTAGAAGTTTTGAGAATAATAATATAGGTATTGAAGGTTTCGATTGTGCTCTTTTACCTGTTTCTACATTACCTACATCGGGAACAGAATCATGGTATTGTCAATTTAGAGTTTCAATTATGGATAGTGAGATTCTACCTGCAGTTGTTCCTCCTCCATAAATTAAATATGCTTTTTACATACTTTTTTATTTTTACTTTTTTTTACAAATATATTTTTATAAACATTCTTTTTTGTATTATGTTTATAAAAGTATTATGACTTGATTTTTATTATTTTGTTTTTTATTATAGTTTATTATTTTATTGATAATCATCTAACGTCTGCGTAAGCTCCCACCCACAACACGGCGAGTAGCACGAGACTCTTCAGCAGGAGCAGGCATAGGAGCAGGAGCAGCCATGGGCATAGCAGCAGGCATTCCAGCATGACTCATAGGAATCATAGACTCGAGACCATCCAAAAACGATTTACCTTTAGCGTGATCCATTTCATGAGCTGCCATATGGTGACCCTGAGAAGCAGACAAGACCATAGAAGGAGAAAGGTTGCCAAGACTAGAACGGGCAGAGTTCTGAGAAATGCTGAACGATCCAATGTTGAAAAGAACCATGTAGAAAGTGGGGGTATAGTCCGCAGCCGATCCATTTTCAAATTCGACATCAGCTTGGAGCGTGTACGAACCCTGGACACCAGGAGCAAGACCAGATGGAAGGCCAATATCTTTTCCGAGTTCGGCCATAAAAACAGATCCTCTGTAATCAGACCACTGAGGCCACGAGAGGTTGCATCCGTTGCGTCGGCAAATCTCGAACAAATCCTGAGTAGAAGCACCAGACAAAAGCGAACTTTCGTTGTTCCAGTTGACACGAACCTGTTTAATCTTCAAGAAACTATCGGGTTTATCGAAAGTAGAAGTGGCTTCAGATCGACGAGCAAAAAGCATCATGTATCTGGGGATCTGAGAAAGACGAACAGAGTCCGTGAATTCACGGCGAGACTCACCAGCAACCATGGTGGTCATCTGTCTCAAATACTGACGAGGTTTGACATACGACAAAGTCTGGACAGCAGGGATAGGCTGAAGGTTGTCAGGGGTAATGTAACAAACTTGGATTTCAGGAGCTTGGTATTGAGTACAAGTCACGGAGGTAATGTTAACACCAGGTGCAAGTCTAGGAGCACAAGTCAAGAAACGCTGGGTATCGGCTTTGAAACGAAGGTTCAAATGAATCTCGTTAACGTTGACGAGACCTTCACGCTGGCGACCACATCCATCAAACATAGGAGAAATGAAGAGAGGCTCAACAACTTCATAGCGAATAGTCTGGGCATCAATAACAGTTCCACGGATCGAAGACCTAGTTGGCTCCTGTCCATTTTCACCATATTCGGCGGCCACATTGCGATTCGTTCCCAAAACGAGGTAATCATCAAGCTGTTGGTATTGGTCAGGCATAGCGGCCGTTTTAGACCAAGTACGACGACGATCATAAGGATCGTTGCCATAGCAAAGACGAGCATGGAGGATATCTCCAGTATTATCAGAAACCGTCTCCCCGTTGATTTTCAAACTAGTGACATCAATCAAAGAGTTGGCGGGGAACTGACGGAGGCAATCGTTGCTTCCAACTTCTAAATCACCGCCAGTAACTTTAACCTCAAGGTAGTATCGAACCTGGATAAGACGATCGACGATGGTCTGGTTGCTAGGAGGATTAATGGTAATGATATTTGAAACAGGGGGGGCGTTCAACTGATAAGAATCAAACGTCAAAGTCTGGTAAGAGACACGCTGACCACCCTCATGGATTACATGAAGACTTGCTGCTTCGGGTTTAACTTCGGTACGTGGATCTTTTGCGACAACGAAAGACATTATAATTATATTATATATACTGCAAAGAAAAAAATTTTCAGAGAATATACGAATAACTGAATTATTCTATAGATTGTATATAGTTTTGATGTTTTTTTTATAGATCATTCCAAGAATTATAATGACCAGTTGCCATTGTCACCCAGAAATCCGCAGGATAATGTCTATTATTTGTAAAGAGTTCAGAGAAATCTTTGAATGACATATGTCGTAGTTTAATTGCAAGACCCGCATATCTCCCACATGTATTAGTCTTATCACGCATTTTTTGTAGTTTGTAAGGACTTGATACAACTTTATATCCACTTACATCTATCAAATGTGATAAGTGTGGAGTTTTAATTCCTTTGTGACGTCTCATATGGAAATCAGAAAATTTAAGTTCTTGGTCTACATCAAATCCATAGGAATCAAAGAAGTAAATTGTATCGCCATTTCTCCATAACGAACACCAATGACCAGAATTCATTGTAGATTGGTAAAGAATAATTGCTCCTAGATTATTTCCTAATACCTGGTCGATATTATCAAATTTTTCTAATTCATGATATCGGTATATGCTGTATTTGTTTTCTGTAAGTTTTTTCATATCTTCTCCAGAAAAGGAATAACTTTCTCCGTCTAATATGAGTTTATCCATTTTAGTATATATATAATATATGTATATAATAAAATGTCTACAAAGAGTTTGTAATAAATTCTCTTAGTTTTTGTTCATCTGTAAAATCATAACAATATGGAATAATAATAAGTTTTATATTGTTTTTAATACATAGTTCAATTTTAAGTTTATCTCGTTCTTTTTGTTCTTCAAATTGGTATTTACCTTTTTTATGAAAAAAATTAGGAAAATATTTATAATGTTGTACACCATGATATTCAAACGCCATTTGTAATTTCTCACAATATCCGTCAAGTTCTAAATTAAAACCAGTCTTATAGTGTTTCAAAAAATCTGGTCTAATAGATGGAAACTTTTCTTGTGTTAGTTCTTCTAGTATTTTTCTACATAGTTTTTCAGATCTTGATTTACAACAATATGGACACCATTTTTTTCCATGTTTAATATTATTAAACCATGCATTCCATACATGACCTTCATAACATTCCCATTTCATTGGTGATTTATTATTTATATATTTTGTAGATAAACATTTTCCACCTTGTTCTTTTGCGATTTGTTGACATTCTTCAATTGTTAGTTTTTTTGAACCACCACAATCAGGACACCAAGTATTTTGATTTTTAATACTTGCAATAATTGCATTCCATACATGACCTTCAGAACATTCCCATTTCATTAGGGATTCATTATTTATATATTTAGTTGATAAACATTTACCACCTCTTTCTTCTGCTATTTTATGACATAGTTCTATATTATTATTATGTCTACCGCTACAATAAGGACACCATCGATTATGATTTTTAATATTATGAAATGTTGCATTCCATTCATGACCTTCAGAACATTCCCATATTAAATTAGTTTTACTATTTTTATAAACTTTAGATAAACATTTACCACCTTTTTTTTCTGCTATTTGTTGACATAGTTCAATTGTATGTTTAACATTACCTGCACAAATCGCACACCATTGATTTCTATGTTTAATATGAGTCATATCTGTATTCCATACATGACCTTTAGAACATTGCCATTTTAAATTAGTTTTACTATTTACATATACTTCTGATAAACATAACCCATCTCGTTCTTCTGCTATTTGCTGACATAGTTCAATTGTATATTTTTTTCTACCCATAATGTTTTATATATAATCGGTTCTTTTGTTTATATGTTTTTAATAAGGAGTTTGTTGTGGGACATACTGATTATTAGCATTCATAGCAAATCGTTGCGTATTAAATGCCATTCGTTCTTTTTCCATAACTCTAGAGTTTATTTGGTTAAGCTGAGGGACTTGTGTTACATCCATAGATGCAAGAGCAGGTCTTGTAGCTTTTACTGGTGGTGTCATAAGTCCCCAATAAGGCACAGGAGCAAGTCTATTACCACCATTGCCTTCAAGTGTACCAAAAGGAATACGAGATCCATGGAATCCACTCATACGTGTATACATTTTGTGAGCTTGTGATTGATCAGCTTGCCATATTGATTCTCGTGTAGTTGTCCTATTAGGATTTCCGTAAAGTTTATTTTCATTCAATCTCATATTTGAAACTTGGACAGGTATCTGCGACCATCTCATTAATTCCGTAATATTTCCAGACATTATTTATTGTTTATATACTATATAGTAAGATAAATAATCTACAATGTCTTTTAAATTATCTAAAAATAAAAAATTCAAGGGCATGTCCCCAATAGCTCGTGTACGTGGTGGTAAAGAAGATAAGATGTATTTGTATCTTGAGACCCCTCCTTATAAAATATCTGATGTTTCAAAAGAAGTTTTGGAAGAAGTAAATGGGGAAGAATATAAAATATTAGAAGATGCTATACACCAGAATCTTGAACCAGATGAAGAAAAACTTACAGATGTATTTTATAAATGTAAAGATTATTTGAAGAATAAGACAAGTAAGTACACATTACGAAGTGGTGGTAAATTAGAACCATTGCCTCATCCTAAACTTGTAGAAAAAATATTAGTATCAGGTATTAGTGGATCAGGTAAATCTGTATTTTGTAGTAGATGGATTTATAATTATTTGAAGAAACATAGAAAAAATAATTTCTACATATTTTCAAGTGTAGATGAAGATGAACCTCTTGATAAATTAGGAGCAGAAAGACCAGATGCTTACGATGTTGCATGTGATGGAATGGATCTTGAAGATGTGGAAAATTCAATATTTTTATTTGATGATATAGCAACAATATCTGATAGAGGGACACGAAAAGGTATTGAAGCTTTACGAAATGACCTTTTGGAGTGTGGTCGTCATTATAAAACTTCTGTTGTATGTACCAGTCATTTAATCACTAATGGTTGGGAGAGTAGAAGAGTTATTAATGAATCATTGGGGATCTGTTTATTTCCGAAATCGAATGCTAAACACATCAAGGCATATTTGAAAAATTATGAACAATGGAATGAATGCGATATACTACGA